ACCAAGGATTGACCGAAGGATTATCTAATTTATTGATTGCAAACATGAATAAATTATCGGTTTATGAGAGACCAGTCCATTGTACCGATATAAAACGAGAGACATTATACATTAAGGATCAGGATGGATGGGAAAAAGACCAGGATAAAACAAAAATGAAAGCGGCATTAAAAGACCTTACAAAAATACAATACCGTAATATGCAACAATGGATGGATGCAAATCCTGGTTATATGGATGATCCCGACAAACAAGATTATTTTATTGATCTAGTTAGGAGATGTTCTAGTAGCCTTGAAGATATTGATAGTAAGGTAATTAAACGAGTATGTAATAATGTGAATATCAAGGATGATTTAATCAATGAAACAAAGCTTCTATAACATGAATTACTGAAATGAATATTATGGTCACGTATACTGTACTTCTCTTATGTTATCTTTAAAAGGTATATCCTCTGGTATATTATATAGTATATATTATTTTTTCTTATCATAAAAAAAAGTGAAAAAAACGAGTTTTCAACAGAGTCAGAAAATCTGAGAAAAGGACATTTTAAAATGTCCATTTTGGGATTTGCGAAAATACTTTGGGAAATCGGTCTCAAAAACCATATTTTTCACTTTTCTTACCTTACCGGTCTAATTTACTGATTTTTTTGTATAAAAAAGCCCTTACCATAGAATTTTTTTTGTTTAAAAAAGGATTTAGACGCTTTTTTATGTTAGTCTAATATATATAAAATGGCTAACATTTCGACTAACATTTTAGGGCATTTTAACAAATTTAAATTTAAATGTGACACATGTGACTTTGAATGTAACAAAAAATATGATTTTAACAGACATAATTTGACAGCAAAACATCTAAAATTAATTATGACTAACACCATATCGTCCGAAAACGCGCTTAAATGCGCTTTTTTACCAAACCCGGTATCCAAACAAAATATATGTTATTGTGGAAAAGAATACAAACATAGATCAAGTTTATCAAAACATAAAAAAACGTGTAAATATATTGATTCAAATATTGGTTCAAATACAATAATAGGATCAAAGATTGGTTCAAATACAATAATAGGATCGAACGGAGATTTTAATGATTATAATAAAACGAATGATATATCGACAGAAGTTATATTAAAGATACTCCAAGAAAATACAGAAATTAAGGAAATGATGGTTAAACAATACGAAACCATGCAACACCAACAAAAGACATTAGAAACTCAACAGAAACAAATAGGAGAGATGATACCTAAGATTGGCAATAATAATGTTACTAATGTAAATAATGTGAATAATCGATTTAATATTAACATATTTTTAAATGAACAATGTAATAATGCAATCAATATGAATGATTTTATAAAGCAAATCAATATTTCTTTAGAAGACTTGGACATAACGAAAAATAAAGGTTTAACAGAAGGATTATCTAATTTATTGATTGAAAATATAAATAAATTATCGATTTATGAGAGACCGGTCCATTGTACCGATATGAAACGAGAGACATTATATATCAAGGATCAAGATGGGTGGGAAAAAGACCAAGATAAGACGAAAATGAAAGCGGCAATTAAAGAACTAACAAAAATCCAATATAAAAATATGAAACAATGGATGGATGCCAATCCAAATTATATGGATGATCCCGATAAGCAAGATTATTTTATTGATCTAGTGCGTAGGTGCTCTAGTAGTTTGACCGATGTTGATGGAAAGGTAATTAAACGTGTATGTAATAATGTAAATATTAAGGATGATTTAGTAAATACAATTGGAACGGATGATAATTAAGTAAATAGGATTTTCACAAATATATAACTATTTCTTATAAAAAATATAATAGTTATATATATTAGTTTTGATGACGCTAGTTGTTGGAAAAGCATTAGAGGAGTTTATCAAGCATATACAAACAAATATTCAGGTTTACATTTTAGTGGGAGTATTTATATTATGTATTGTATTACCAATAATTATTTTTAATGGAAAGGCATTTTTAGAAAATAATAAATTATATACACAAGATGATTATAACGCTGACCGTTGTGAAGGATCACCTTCAATTTATATTAATCGAATCCTAATAATTTTAGCAATTATTTATATTTTAATGAAAACAATTTTAAAAGATTTTTTTGAAACCTTAGAAACAACATTCCCATTTTTAACACACTTAAAAAACGCTGAAGATTCAATATTTAATGCGACGCAACGTGAGGCTGCTGGAGTCTCACCTACATCCTCCGGTGGCAGCAGCAGCAGTATACGTAGCCGTATAAGTAGCGGTATGGGTAAAGGACATACTAAAATGGTAAAAATACTGATGTCGATTTTAATATGTAGTATTCCGATAATATGTATTGTTATAGCAAGTATATCTATTAGTGAATCGACTCCAAATACATCATTAAATATTATAAATGTATTAGGTTTAATTTTTACACTAATAATTACGAATAAAGTATTCAATCATATGTATTATATAATTATCTGTATTTTATTACTCATACCGCTACTATTATTTTTATCTGCATGTGATGATTCATCTAATAAGACAGCAAATATATTAACAATAATATACTATGTTGTATTAATGATAACTCTGGGATTAGATACATTTACAGCGACAAAAAAAATATTAAATGATTTAAAACTTTTAAAATCAGAGAATATTTTTGAAAAAATATTCCATGGAGGTAAAAATTTAAAAAGAAAAAATAGATAAATTATTAAAAACAAAAAACGGCACACACTTCACACATAATCCCCTTCACTTAAACCCCATTACCTCACTCTACTCCAGATCCAGATATGGCTTTGCTTTAACAGGCTTCTCCCTCTCGTTCATCTTGCAACACATGAAATAACGGGGGTTATCGTACACAAGCTTCACTGGCTCATCCCTCTCAATCTTAGCCTTGAATCGCTGTGCCATCTCCGTCTCTGGGAAATTATCCCACTTCACAAACGCAAACCGCCGTGTGCCCTTTGTAACTGCCTTGATATCGCATGATACCGTACCCTCTTCTTCGTCGTTCAAGCTCGAGTTCAAATATTCAGTTGCCTGCTCAACCGAAATGGTATGGTGGAGAACGGGAATGAAGATCTGAAACTGAGTAGATGACATTTTACAAGCTTGATGTGCGTGTGTGATTGTATAATACATTGTTTTCATGTTTAAAAGTATTTCAATTTTTTTTATACTATACATTTTTGAAAATTATGAACTTTAAAAATGTATATTTACCATCCGCTTCCGAATGCTCCTCCCAATAATCCATTTGCCGCCATAGGTTCTTCTCCACCATCCATCATCGACAAATTCATAACATCATTTCCATATCTTGCATTAGGGTCCTGTTCACTATTATTTATATTCGGTAAATTATTTATTAATGTGCTTCCTCCCCCACCCATCATTTGCCCAGACGGAGGTAAAACAACCGAATCCATTGTGTCAGCCCGACTTACTTGATGTGTTTGCCCTAATGGTTGTCTAACTCTTACATTACCACCTTTTCCACCATTTTGTGGTTTATTCATCTGGCCATCGGCTAAATCGACGACCCGATCAACTAAAATATTAATTTTTGCACCTAACTTGGTCTGCATAGTTACTAAAATAATTAAAAGAGGAATAATAAAATTAATGGCGTTGAATTTATGATATGATTCACCACTATAAGTTGGAATATATCTTACAATTCTATCAATAAACCACATTCCCATAAATAATGCTGTTAGTTGAACAACTACTTCTAAAGTTAATTCAAAACTTCCTTTCGAATCATCCTCCTCAGGAATATATTCTTTAATTACCTTTAATATAATAACTACCGGAATAACTGCTAAAACCACATATTGCATCATATTTAACATATTTGCTTTATTGTCATCGTCAAAATTGAATACATAATTGAAAAATCCGGCGATTTTATTTACATCTTTATCTATGATTTCTTCTGCCTTATCCATATATGATTTATATTAAGAAATTAAAATCCTGAATAAATAAAAATACAAATAAAATATAAATAAAAATACAAATAAAAATACCTTATTTACTAAATTATTAGATTTTGCAAATCGAATAAAAGAAAAAGAAATTAAAACTAAACCATATTATCAATATATTATCAATAATATGCTTTCTCGTATCCTAAATAACAATAAATATCGCAATAACGAATTCCATGAAGAATACCAATATCTTAATTTAATCGATGATATTTTGGAGCATGGTTCCAGAGAAATAGGCCGTAATGGCACAACCAAAATGATATATGGGAGTGCAATGCATTTCGATCTTTCAAATGGCAAAATACCAATTTTAACCACTAAACGTGTTGCATGGAAAACCTGCCTTAAAGAATTATTATGGTTTATTAGTGGAAATACAGATAATCGCGTTTTACAAGAGCAAAATGTAAATATATGGAATGATAATGGTAGTCGTGATTTCTTAGATAGTGTTGGATTAACAAATTATCGAGAGAATGATTTAGGTCCAATATATGGATTTCAATGGCGCCATTTTAATGCCGAGTATGATAACTGCGAATCCATTTACGAAGGCCAAGGAATCGATCAATTATATGAAGCCATTAAAACTCTTAAATATCCGTTGACGCGATCGAGTCGGCGAATTATTATTTCAGCGTGGAATCCATGTCAACTTAAAGAAATGGCTCTTCCGCCATGTCATGTCCTAATGCAATTCAATGTTCGAAAAGGACTATATCTATCGTGTAGTTTATACCAGAGGAGCGGGGATGTTGGGTTAGGTGTTCCATTTAATATTGCAAGTTACAGTTTTTTAACTCATTTATTGGCGAACCATTGCGGTCTAGAACCCGATGAATTTATATATTATTTAGGAAATACTCATATATACGATGATCATTTTGATAGTTTAAAATTGCAAACTGAGAGACAACCACACGCGTTTCCTCGTCTCAAAATCACTAGCAAATATGATAATATTGCGGATTATACTATATCAGATTTTGAATTAGAAGACTATAAATATCACGAACCAATTAAAATGTTAATGCGGAAATAACTTAGATATTATTTAGAAATAAATTTATAAGATGAGCGGAGCAGGGTTAGCGTCGGCTATTAAGCGCAGAACACGTCCTCCAGAAGAACAACGATCAAGACAGGTGTCTATAAACGAGTCAAATAATGTCTCTCAACAATCTCAAACTCAAAAACAAGCATTTAATCCGACACAAATACTTTATAATCACGCGCAAAAAATAAAACAAATTGAAGAATTAATAAATGGCAAAACGAATTTAGATGGTCAATCTACAGATATTCAAGAATTTAATAGTAAAATAACAGTTGTAGAGGAAAAAATGATAACAAATCATGATACGGCTAATAAAAATTTAATGTTTGTGTTAAAAAATATGGAAAGCACAAATCATACGAGCAAAAGTATATCCGATAATTTAGAAAAATATAAATCCGAAAATGAACAAAAAATGACAGACTTGATGCACAATTTTTCGGCTCTCAATGATATATTGATGAAAAGTTTAGAAGAATTTAAAAATTTTAATAATGCTAAAGAAGATATTAAAAATGAAGTTGTTGCAGAATTAATACGGCAATCTAATTTATCAGAAGAAAAAAACGATTCGCATGAAGCCAATGCATATGAAAGCCCTTTGAATTTTATTCGTGAGGAACCCGAAGAGCAAGCAACCGAAGAGCAAGCAACCGAAGAGCAAGCAACCGAAGAGCAAGCAACCGAAGAGCAAGCAACCGAAGAGCAAGCAACCGATAAAATAATTTCACAGCCGACACAAGATTAATAATAGTTTTTCGTATGATAAAAATATAAAAAAGGTTTAGTAAAATTAATTAGTAATGCAAATATTAATTAATTTTATAATATTTATTGTAGTTTTGTTTTTTTATATACATATAAATTTTCATTTATCAACCAGTGACGATTTAGAAATATATGAGGCAGATGAAATAACAAAAGAACGTTTAGAAGAATTATGTAATATTAAACAACCAATACTATTCACTTATTATTCGAAAGAATTAGAAGACAATTTAACCATAACAAATTTATTGGACAATTATAGTAGCTTTGATATAAATTTAAGAAATATAAAAGATTATGATTTAGAAGATAATACATTTATTCCAATAAATTTGCGCGATGGATATGAACTATTTAGTAAAGATTTATCTAATACCTATATTTCAGAATCAAATTCGGAATTTATAAATGAAACAACAATATACAAAAAAATAGTAAGTAATGAATTGTTTTTAAGACCATATTTATGTTCAAACTGTCAATATGATTTAATATTTGGATGTGAAAATAGTTATACGCCACTAAAATATGATTTAAATTGTAGAAATTATCTTTATGTTGTCGATGGCGAAATAGAATTAATGTTAACTGTTCCAAATAATTATAAATATTTAGATATAATTAAAGATTATGACAATTTTGAATTTCGATCAAAGTTTAACCCATATAATTCTAATAAACAAAAGAATTTAGAAAAAATAAAGTTTTTAACAATAACGATGAAAAAAAATGATATTATATATATTCCGTTCAAATGGATATATACGATGAAAATAAAAGATTCAAAAACGGTTGTATGTTCTATGAAATATTCTGTTATAATGAATACTTTAGCAATCTCTCCTGAATTATTTTTGCAATTTTTACAGAATAAAAATATTAAACATCAGTTTTTAAATAAAATAGGTATATAACTTTTTATTTATCTATTTAATCAAATTTTAATTCATTTATTCATTTATTCATTTATTCATTTATTCATTTATTCATTTATTCATTTATTCATTTATTCATTTATTCATTTATTCATTTATTCATTTATTCATTTATTATATTTTATTATATTTGTATATAGTATAATGAATAGTACATTGGCATTAGTTGGTGGAAGATGGCGTCGTTCAAGAATGGTTAGACATAATTCCAAACGTAGATCTGCCGGACATGGCTCCAAACATCGTGGACGTGGAAGTGTCTCTAAACGTCGTGGTCGTGGCTCTAAACGCCGTGGCTCCAAACGCCGTGGCTCCAAACGTCGTGGTCGTGGTTCCAAACGTCGTGGTTCCAAACGTCGCGGTTCCAAACGTCATCGTCGCCGCAGTTCCAAACGTCGCTCCAAACGTAGAGGACGCGGAGTAGTTAGACAATTATCCAAGGGTATGCGTAGAGGAGTATCGACAGGAGTCAATGATGTCGAATCCCTATTAAAAAAAATGAGAAATGTTTCTCTTTAGATAATATATATATCCCTGAATAGACATAAAATTTATAAATTATTATATAATTAATGAATAATTATATAATATTAAAAGAATTAAACAGCGGAACGTTTGGAACAGTAGTAAAAGCACAACACAAATATACAAAAAATATAGTAGCAATAAAAATAGAATCGAATACTCAAAATACTTTAAGATATGAAAGTTCAATATATAATTATTTAAACGCAATACCTAATATACCGCATTTAAAGAGTTATTTTATAGATGAAAACAATCATTATTTAGTTCAAGAATTACTAGATTATAATTTAAAATTTTATAAAAATGATATTAGTTTATTAACTCCGTTTATCACCTCAACAAATATAATTCGGGCATTAATTAATATATTGCGCAGCATTCATATAAAAGGAATAGTACACCGTGATATCAAACCTGAAAATATATGTTTTAAAAACAATCAAATATATTTAATTGACTTTGGTTTAGCAAAACAAATAATACACAACAATACACATATAGAAATAAAAACTGGCAAATCATTAGTCGGCACACCAAATTATGTAAGTTTAAATGTTGCTTCCGGAATTGAACCTTCCAGACGAGACGATTTAGAATCATTATTATATGTATTACTATTTTTAGAGTTAGACGATGAAGAATTTCAAAAATACGATATATTCGATATTATAAGTAAGAAAAATATCGACATTATTACTGAGACGTTTAAAGACTTACCAACAAAAAATATAGCAAAACAATACGTAATATATTGTAGAAATTTAAATTTCAATGAAATACCTGATTATAATTATCTCCTTAATATTTTACAGGTTTGAATGTTTGAATGTTTGAATGTTTGAAATAGCTTAGATTATTTGTTTATACGATTAATATTTTACTCTTCCAAATTTTCATTTAAAACCATTTCTTTATCCTCGTTGGTTGACTCTATAATTGAATCCTGGTCTATATAACTTACTTCCTGTATTTGTACATTCATATCTTCTAATAAAGGGTTGACTATTTCTGTAATTATTCTATTTATTTGTAGTCCATTTATCCAATATAATTTAGCTCCTTGTTTATCACAATATTGTTTCCATTCCTGTAATTTATTGTATTTTTCTTTTGTAAATTCATTAAAATTTTCAATTTCTTCTATCGTAAATGTATCATATACTAAATTTTTCCCCCCTATTTTTTTCCAGGATGTATTTTCTTTTTGTGTACATGGAATCATATTCCATTTTGAATTTGAACCAATTATTCCATAATTTTTTAATCCTTCGCGTACCCCATATATATGATCGCCCTTATCTTTATTACATGCTATATCGCTAAAACAGGATGTACCTTCTTGGCATTTCCATATATTTTCTTTTGCTAATTGATCTTCGGGTTTAAAATTGGGTTGATTAATTTCATATTGTTTATTTACATAATCTTTAATACCCTCGTATTGCATCGTAGACAATCTTGACATAATATTACTACTACTTGTAAATTCGCTATCTATTTCTAATGTAGGATTTTTCAATAGTTTTATTAATTCTTCTTTTTTTTCTCCACTTTTACTATATATATTAAATTTATCTAGAATTTCTTTAATTTTTTTTGCGGGAATTTTATCGACATCTATATTTTCTTCTATAATATATGTTTGTAATTTTTGTTTTGTATCTTCTGTAATTTTTTTGGTGTGTTTTTTTGCTCCTGCCTTTTTCATTTTTTTTCTAGTTTTAGAAAGTTTTTTTTTAAGATAATCAAATTTTTTTGTTATATTCATATTTAATATATAAATATATTTTAATTTTAAATTATGAAACCAACATCTTTAGAATATGGGGAATAAGCATCACATCGGTTTCTAAAAGGTTTTCAACAGTTTCTAATTGATCTATATCAATTTCTAATATTTCACTGTTAATTTCGGGGTTAATTTTTAACTCATTGTTCCATTTTTTAATAATAAATATGGTTAGAATGAATTTATCTGTTGTTAAAACATTATTATCAAATTCAATTATGTCGCATACATCAACGTCAATACTTAGTTCTTCGCTTAATTCGCGTTTCAATGCTTCTTTTAAAGTCTCGCCAGATTCAACTTTTCCTCCAGGAAATTCATATAAATTAGGGTACTTTTTTAAATTGCTGCTTCTTTTGGGTAAAAGAATTTTATTATTTCTTACAAGAACACTACCTACAACATTTAACATTATTTGTTATTAATATTATTAATAATATCAAATAATTAATAATCAATTTTAAATAATATATTCTAAGATTCTAAGATTCTAAGATTCTAATGTTCTATGATTTATAACATTCCACAAAATGAAGATAATCTGCATATTGAATCTTAAAATTACTAACATATGATAAACACTCATTTAATCGTTTATATGTTTCAGAAAAGGCAATCATATCGGGACCTTGAGGATTATCGGAAATTTCATAAAAATATGTTTGCGATATATTTTTAAGTCTAGATATTAAATAACTGCTAGTTAATCCCAAATACTGAAGTTCGTATACCATATTCAATGAAAATTTACAATAAATTAAGTCAAAGTATTTATTATATAAGTAATAAGTATTCTTAATTATATCTAATCCAGAAATAATTTCAACATTTCCAAAAATCGAAGATACTGTCGATGTATTATAAGGTATCAGTTGTAATGCATGGCATATAGTATATCTTTTATATATTATATTATGTAATGTTTTGCAATGGTTTTTATAATACATGTCGGCCCGATTATAATTTATTATTTTATGTTGTATATCTATTGGTAATCGTATAAAAATATTTTTCATAATTTTTCGACATTTATATCCTCTATATATTTTTTGAATATCAACAATATATATGCGACATTGTTTGGTGTAGTGTGCCCAACATAATTTTTTGGTACTTATTATTCTATAATAACATTTTGAACATTTTCTATATCGTTTAGTTTCTCGATCACTAACATATTCAATACATCTATTTTCTGGTCTCATTAGATATCGATATAGTATATTAAGTATATTAAGTATATATTATATACTTATTGATATTTTTATTTTATTTCATTTTTAAAATATATTTATTTTATTTCATTTTTACACACAATATGTATTTTAAAAACAACATAAAGATTTAAATATATATTAAAATATAATAATGACGACTTCGGCCGGAAAAGCATTAGGTCAGGTAAAATGGTTTAACAACAAATCGGGGTTTGGATTTATTACGGTTATGAATGGAGACCATAATGGTAAAGATATTTTTGTTCATCATAGCGATTTATCAGTTGGTGAAGAACAATATAGATATTTAGTAACGGGTGAATATGTAGAATTTACACTTTCAGAATTACCCAACGATAATATGAAGGATAAAGATGATAGACATAAATTTAAAGCGTCAGAAGTAAAGGGTGTATGTGGAGGAACTCTTATGTGTGAAGTCAGAAAGAATCTAAGGGAAGAACACAGCGAACAAACCGAGCGAATGGATAATAAACCTGGACTAGATGAACAACAGAATAAAGCTTGGATGGTGGTAAGGCGTAAGAATACAAAACCACAGTCTCATTCGGGGTCTACTCGTTAAAATTATTGAATCTGATCAAACCCAACAAACCAACCCAACCACAAACCCGATTACATAATTAATTATAATTTTATACTTATAATTAATTATCAAACATCAAACATTAAATGTTTGCCACATAAAATAAGTTATTGTACATGTAATAGTTGAAAATATACAAATACAGCTAAATAATTTATATAATCCGTCTCTATTATGTGTATATAAACTCATTTGTGGGGCAATATATATAACATAATCTGAGCGTATATTGTCATTTTCATTATTGTTATTGTTATTTTCATTTTCATTATTTATTGAATGCAATATATTTTTATAAGAATCATCAATTAAGGAGTTATATGATTTACATAGAATGCATTTATCAAAATCTGTAAGAGAATTATCAATATTGGTATTTATCCATTGTATTAAACATGTATGGTGAATATTGTGTTTACAACATTCCAAAAAAAACAAATCATCATTTGTCAAATTATTTAAACAAATACAACATTCCATTGAATAGTAAATATATTATATAATTAGATTATTTATATATTATTTTGTTAATTGTATTATTTTGTTAATTGTATTAATTGTATTATTTGTACATTCATTATATCACATAAATTTTTAACATGGATATCATTTTTATAATCATCTATATAATATATTTTGTTAATTCCTGCTGCCAAAAGTAATTTTGTACAATTAATACATGGGTAATGTGTTATATATGCTGTCGAATTATCGGTTGATATACCCCGTTTACAACAATCAATTAATGCATTTTGTTCGGCATGAATAGTGGCGATTTCATGACCATTTTCTTCGATTGATTCGTGCGGGCAACCCGGCAAATGTCCATTATATCCTTGAGAAATAATTCGATTATTAAATACTAATAAACAACCAACCTGCAATTTTTTACATGTTGATCTTGTAGAAGCAAGAGATGTAATATTCGTAAAATATGTATTCCACGACGGTCTATTATCCATAATATAATATAATAAATAGGTTATTTTTAAATATTATATTATGGATAATAAAATTCAAAAACTTTCACACAAAAAGTGTACAGAAGAAAAAAAATTGATATAATTTTCAATGAATATTTATATAGTATCAACCACGTTCGAAAGTCCCATATTTCCTCAACAATAAAGACGATACGAATGGCTACAATGGAGTGGACGACGGAGGAGGAGTGGTTGAATAGGACGGCACAAGAGTGGCTGGTGTGGACGGCTGATGAGTCAATAGTTATCGAGGATCATTCTGCGAGTGTGGAAACGAGGAGGGAGTGGCTGGAGTGGTTGGAGGAGACAAGGGAGGAGCCACGAGAGTATTGGCAAGCAGATCAGATGAGCGATGAGACGGAGGAGGAATGGATGGAGAGGAGGCGACAGTTCGAGGTGACGAGACGAGAGTGGGAGGAGACGAGGGAGGTAGCCCCGGCGGTGAGACAAGTAGATATAGTGAATCGGGATCCACGGTGGGCTTTGCAGTGGGATGCAGTGCACCAGGAGATGATGAGTTGGGGCGATGGCGAGTATGAGC